CTAAAGCCGGACTTCCAGCAAGGGGACCGACGCAATCAGGGCGCCGCCGCCTTCCAGACTCGCCTCGATCTGGTCGACGTCGAACCTGGTCGGCACGTCAAAGCGAAACCCCGCGGTGATCAGGGCGCCGTCGGCGGGCGGCGCTGCGAAGACAATCCAGCCATCCGGCTCCAGCCCGAAACCGGTCTCCACGCCGTCCACCGCCACGCGCAGGCTGTCAGGCTGTGGATGGGTGATCGGACGCCGCCAGGCGTTGGCCGCATCGCCATAGGCCTTGGACAGCTGAACGCGCGTACGGGCGCCATCCCCGGTCCCGATCCCCTGATCGAACGGTCCGGGCGCCTGACCGCTCGGCCCCGAGCTGTGATCGAACGGATCGGTGAAGCGGAACGCATGAAGCCGGCCCCGCCGCGCCTCGAAGAAGGCGACAAGCCTTGCCAGATCCGCCTGCGACCTCACCCCCGGCGCCGCATCCCAGCGCCGCCGGGAATCGCGCCAGACGGCGTTGCGCTCCTCGCGGCCTGAATTGAGGGTGACGATCTCGGTGCGCCGCTCAGGTCCGCCCCGCGCGTCGAGCCCGATCGAGAGCGGGAATCGCACATCGTGAAACCCGCTCATAGCTGGCGCCCTCCGCGTTGCACCGCCCGCGCCACCGCCGCCGCGATCTGGCTTTCAGAGCGCCGTACGCTCTCAAGCGGTCCGCCCTGGGTGTTGATGGTGATCGAGATCGGCGCCGCGCCGAGAGCTGAAATCGCTCCGGACTGGCTCGGCGTGAACACCTCCGGTCCCCGCTCGCCGACCAGATAGCGCTCGCCCGCCAGCACCGGCCCGCCCTCGGCGCGCTGGCCCAGCACCCCGCCCAGAAGGCTCGACGCATTCCCCAGAAGCCCCGAAACGGGCTGCAGCACGAACTGATCGAGTGCGATCTGCGCAAAGCTCTGGGCGATCTGTTCAGCCAGCGCGGAAAAGCTCAATTCGCCCGACCGCGCCGCCCCTTCAAGGCTGTTGGCGATGTCCCGCCCGGCGCTCTCAAACGCCTCTGACAGGGCGTGCGCCGCCAGCGTCCCTTCGCGCGCCGTCTCCTTGAGTTCGCTCCGCGCCGCGCTGGCGCCAGACGCCAGCTCGGACAGGTCAAACGCGTCGGTCATGTTCCCCTCCATCGGGATAGCGCCGCATCAAGGCTTCAAGCGCGCAACGGTCCGGCGGCAGGACGTCCGGCGTCAAAGCCGCGCACAGCGCCCGCCATTCCAGAACCGACATTGCCCAGAATAGCTCCGGGTTCAGCCCGAAGCGCAGCACGCCCAGCGCGAACCAGCCTCGCCAGTGCGGGCTCATTTGAGGTTCGCCTCAAAACAGGCGAGCACCGCCTGCGCGGCCTCAGCGGGCGCGGCGGCTTGCGCCAGCGCGTCTGCATCCTCATGCCCGCCAGCCCGCAAAAGCGCGGTCAGGACCGCGCTTAGATCGCTCGCCGTCAGGGCGCGAAATCGCGCCGCCAGCGCCTCAAGGCCGGACGCGCCCAGCGCATCCTCGATCTGCATCAGCGCGGCGAGCGACAGGCGCAGTTGAACCGTCATCTCGCCCAGCGTGGCGGAGATGGTTCCAGGTTGAGAGATTGTCATGTGAAAGCCCCAGAGTTCGGGTTTAGTCTCGGCGCAGGATCCCAGCTCAAGGATGACCCATGCGCCGCGCTCTCGCCCTCCTCGCCCTCGCCTCGCCGCTTGTTCTGTGCGGCTGTGAAAGCGTGTTCGAAGAGGTCTATGACGAGCGCTATGAGGATGAATGCGAGGAATTGCGCAATCCGGACGCCTATCGCGCCTGCCTCAATGATCTTGAGGATCACCAGCGTCAGCGCCGGATCGAGGACCGCACCTCAAAGAGGGGTGAAGCTCAGCGCCCCGGCGGAGCTCAATGAGAGCGAATAGCTCGCCTCGCTGTCATGGCGGCCGGAATATTCCAGCGCCGTGACCAGGAACGGGCCTTCGATGACGCCGAAATCGGGCACGATCACCTGAAAGCTGCGCCGGGCCTGATCAAAGAACACGCCGCGCACGGTTTCGTCCGCCGCGCTGTCCACAAAGATGCCCGCGCCTGAAATCGCCGCCTGACGCACCCCGGCGCCGTCCAGCAATTCACGCCAGCGCCCCGGACTGTCGGCATGGGTGACATCCACCGCCCGCGCGTTCAGGGAAAGCGTTTTCGCCCGTAAACCCGCGAGACTCGTGAACGTTTCGGGCGATCCGCCATCGCCGATTTTCAGCAAGACATCCTTGCCCGCCTGCGCCGTCATGGCCTGTCTCCTTGTGTTTGAAGTAGCGCCCTCACCCGCGCCAGCCCTTGCATCACGCGGCTGTCCGAGGTCGAGAACAGATCGGCGTAGACGACCCGCGCATGGATTGCCTGATAAGGCGGCTCCAGCGTCAGCGGCGCCGTATCGAGCGCCGTTCGGATCGCGCCCAGCGCCTGTTTGATCGTGTCGGCGTCATCGCGTCGCCCTCTAATGAGAAGGGTCTGTCGCAGCTCGACCAGGCGGGTTTCGCTGGCGTCAGCGGCGTCGCTTTCCACGCGTCCGAGATAGAGGAAGGGATAGCGCACGCCCGAACGGGGCAGATCAAACACCCGCTCGCCCAGCACAGCCGCAACGCCCGCATCGGCCTTCAAGTGCGCCAGAAGTCCGCTCTGGAAAGCGGCTTCCGCGCTCATAGCCGCACCCGTTCAAACGGCGCGAGCAGGCGGTCGACCATGGCGGGCGCAGGCGGGCTCTCGCCCCCCTCGCCCCGGTCCGCGCCATAGCTTGCCGCGACCAGATGCAGGATCGCCGCCCGCAAGGGCGCGGGCACATCGTCCGCCGTCTCGCCATAGCCTGCGGTGAAGTCGATCTCGATGCCGCCGCCCCGCACCTCCGGTCGCGGCAAAGCAAAGGGCAATATGGCGACCAGCCGCCCCGGCTCGCCCGTCTCCACCCGGTATTCCGCAGAATTCCAGTCGGTCAGGTCGCCGTTACGGCCTCGCACCCTGACTGCCTCGACGCTCACAAGCGGCGCCCGCTTGAGCTGAACCGCCAGCCCCGATGTGCTCAGCCGGTCGCGCGGCCAGTCCTCCAGCCGCTCGCGCCAGCTCTGGGTGACCAGCGCCAGCCCGGTCCGGGTTTCGACATGCTCGCAGGCGCTTTCGATCAGATCGGCGATCAGGGCGTCATCCTCGGAATGGCTCACCCGCAGCCAGGCTTTCGCCGCCTCCACGCTGACCGGTTCGGTCGCGGGCGGCGTGGTTCGCGTCAGGCTCATCGCGTCGCCTCCTTTTCAAAAAGCAAAGCCCCGGCGCTATGGCCGGGGCTTTGAGGTGGGGAGAGAGGGTTTGATCAGGCGGCGAATTTCAGGAGCTTGATCGCGTCGAAATCCTGCACGCCGCCGCCGACGCGGCGGGTGGTGTAGAAGAGAACGTAAGGCTTGGCGGAATAGGGATCGCGCAGCACCTGAACACCCTGGCGGTCCACCACCAGATAGCCGCGCTCGAAATCACCGAACGCAATCGAGAAGCTGTTGGCGCCGATATCGGGCATGTCCTCGGCCTCGGTGACGGGATAGCCCATCAGGCTGGCGGACTGGCCCGCGCTCTGGGCGGGCTGCCAGATATATTGCCCGTCCGCGTCCTTGAACTTGCGCACGGCGGAGACCGTCGCGCGGTTCATCACGAACCGGCCCTTGGCGCGATAGCTGGTCTTGGGCGCATAGATGAGATCAATCAGGGCGTCGGCGGGGTCAGAGGCGGAGAAGCCGCCCGACACGCCGGTGGCGACAAAGCCCAGCTTGCCCCAGCTCTCCGAACCGACTGCCGCGACCTCATAATCGAGAAAGCCGCGCGGCTTGTTCACGCCATCGCCCAACACAAACGCCCGGCCCTCGGCTTCGGCGAACACGTCACGCACTTCCTCGGCCAGCCATTGCTCGAGATCCACCAGCGCATCATCGAGGATCGCCGGGGTCGCGGCGGGCATGGCGTAAAGCTCGGCGGTCGGGAACTCCAACAGCTCCAGCGCGGAGGCGTCGGTTTCAGGTCGGCTCGCCGTCTCCGCCGCCCAGGCGCCGGTGGCGCCGCCCGCGCTGACGGGTTTGCGGAAGGTGTGCGACGTCGTCTGCTTCACCGTGGCGATGGAGCGGATCGGGCTCACCTCGCGGATCAGCCGCTCAATGCGGGTTTCCAGCTCGGCCGGGGCCACATGGCCGCCGGTTGCGCCGGACTGACCCGACAGCGCCTTCAGGTCAAGCGCGGGCGCAGACCCGGTGCGCAGGAAATCGCCCCATCCCGCGCCTTTCGTACCGCCGCCCGACAGGTCCGGCCTCGCCGCTTCCCGGCTCAAGCGATCGAGACGCGATTTGGCTTCATCGAGCGCGGCGTCGATGCGGTTCACCTTCTCGGTGATCAGCGGATCCGCGCCGGTCTTGGATTCCAGCGCGTCGAGGCGCTGGTCATTGGCCTCTTTGAAGTGTTCGAACGCGGCCAGCATGTCGGCCATGGCGGCGCGCGTCTCGGCGGAGGGAACCGCCATCTTGGTTTCCCGGCTCATGAGTGTCCTTTCTGACTGGGAAGGAAAAGGCGGTCAGGCCGCCGACGCGGAGAGCCGCGCCTTGGAAGGCTCCACAACGCGCAAGCGCGCCTGAGCCAGCATGGGGAAGGTCACGATCGACACCTCCCACAGATCGAGCTGCAACAGATCGCGCCCGCCGCCCGGTCGGGGCGCGGAGCGGATCGTGCGAAATCCGATGGAAAGACCGTCCACGGCCCCTTCCGCCACCAGCCCCAGCGCCGCCTTGCCGCGCGGGGCGGTGGAGAGGATGCGGCCGCGGACATAGAGCCCGCGGCCATCCTCGGCGATCTCGTCCCAGACCCCGACGGGTTCGGTCGCGTCATGCTGGAACAGCATGCGCACCCCGCCGGGGCCGCGCGCCTTGAGCCCCTCTGCAAAGGCCCCGGCGCGGACGAGATCGCCGCCCTGATCCTCGATATCAAACAGGCTGGCATAGCCCGCCACCTCTAGCGTCTCGCCAGAGCGGTTCAGCGCCTGCATCGGCGTCTCCATTGTCAAAAGGGGCGGACCTCAGTCCTCTTCGAGCCGACGCTCGATGCGTTCCAGCGCAGCGCGGGAATAGGCGGCGTGCGCTTCCAGTCGTGCGAGGCGCTCGGCCACAGGCGCGGACGCATCCGCCCGGGTTTCCAGCTGATCGAGCCGCTCATTCGCCGCCCCGGTCCACATCAGGGCGCCCGCAGTCTGAAGCGTCAAAGCGAGGATGACGCCCAGCGTAATGGATCGATCGAGCCGCCAGGGCCGGATCGTGTGAGAGGCGTCCGTCATTGATCACCGCCTTGCGGGGCTAGGCCCAGAAGGCTGCGCTTTTCCGCGTCTGTCAGAAACTCCGCCGACGCGATCCGCGCCCAGCGCGCCGCGCGTTCATCGGTAAAGGCGGGCAAGCCGTCTTCATCCACACACAGATTGGGGTCAGACCCCAGCCAGGGCGCCAGAAAGCGGTTCAGCGCCAGGGCGCAGGTTTTCGCCAGCGGCAGCACCGTCTGGCGATAGAAGGCCTGATTGGCCTCGCGATAGTTTGAATAGGTGTTGTCGCCGGGCAGACCCAGCAGCATGGGCGGCACGCCGAAGGCCAGCGCGATCTCCCGCGCCGCCTCACGCCGCGCCTCGATGAAATCCATCTCGGCGGGGGAATGCCCCATCGGCTTCCAATCAAGCCCGCCTTCCAGGAGCAGGGGCCGCCCGGCGTTCTCGGCGCCGGTGTACAGGCTCTCAAGCTCCCCCTTCAGGCGCTCGAACTGATCGGGTGTCAAACGCCCCTGCCCGTCGCTTCCGGTCTTCACCACCAGCGCGCCAGAGGGCCGTGCGGCGTTATCGAGCAATGCTTTCGCCCAGGCGCCGCCCGCCGCGTGGACATCGACGGCCCTTGCCGCCGCCTCCATGGGCGACAGGCCATAATGATCATCGGTGGGGTGAAAGCGCTTGAGATGCAGGACGGGCGAGCGGCCCGAGGCGCGATCGCGCTGGAACATCTCTGCGCCGGACGCCGTGCGATATTCCCAGCCCTCGGCCCAGCCCTTGGGACCGGTCATTACCCTGACCCGGTCCGGCCGCAGCGCGTAGAGCGACGGCGCGCCGGTCTCAAAGCCCGTCAGATGCAGATAGGCATCGCCCGCCACCTGAAGATGGCTTTGGACCATGTCGATCAGTTCGGGACCGGACTGGTCCGGGTTTGGCGCAGTCAGCAGCGCCAAGGCCGCCTCCCCCGCCGGGCCTTGCGCCGCCTTGAACGGCGCCGCCGCGACCGCTTCAGCGACCAGCCGCACACAGCGATGGGCGACGGCGTTGCGGGCATAGCCCTCGGTCGCGAAAGCCGCATATCCGCGCGGGCTCCAGCTCGCCCCCGTCCCGAAGCCGAGCGCAAGGGTTCGCCCGGCCGCCTTGCGACCGAGACCCAGCCATTGCTTGAGCATGGCGTTCTCCTGTTGGTTTAAAGCCGCCGCAGCCTGGGGCTGGCGGCCTGTGGGGTCAGGGCGGCGATGGCCCAGACAAGGGCATCCACCCGGTCCGGACTGCCGCTGTGATCGGGCGCGCCAAAGGCGCACATCTGGTCTTCCAATGCCGGGAACCGCCCGGCATGGCGCACCCGCCCCCTGGCGTAAAGCGCGGCGACGGGTTCGGCCCTGGCCCGCTTGCCGCGGCTCGCATGCACCAGCCTGATCGGCAGGTCGGGCGCTGCGGCCTGCAGCACGGCGCGGACCATGTCCCCGCCCTGATTGGCCTCGGCGACCACCCAGTCCGCATCGACCGCCTCAAAGGCTTCGGCCACTCTTGCCGCCCAGACTTCAGGCCGAGCTTGCAGGCTCATATCCTTGAGGACAACAAGCCGGGCGTCCCGGCCCAAACCCGCGACGCCCGCCGCGATGATCCCGCATTCATCTCCCGTTGCGCTCGCTGGCGGATCGACCGCCACCACGACGCGTTCGGGCTCAAAGGCGGGCAGACCCAGCGCCTGATCGATCAGGTCCCGCGTCCACAAGGCGCCGTCAGGATCATCGATCAGAACGCCCTCAAGCTCCTGCCGGGCCAGCCGCGAGGCGCCATAGCGATCCGTCATCGCGGCGACAAAGCCCGGCGCCAGATTGGCGGCGTTCGCCTCGGTGGCCGCATGGGTCATGACCACGCCAGCTTGTTTCATAAGCGTTTTCAGCGCCGGAATGGGCCTCGGCGTCGTCGTGATCATCAAGCGCGGGTCTTCGCCCAATCTCAGACCCAGCCCCAGCATGTCGAGCGTCTCCTGCGGGCGGGTCCAGGCGGCGAACTCATCCGCCCAGGCGCAATCAAATTGCGGCCCGCGCAAGCCGTCCGGATCTTCGGAGGAGAAGCCATGGGCTTCCGCTCCGTTCGGCCAGATCAGACGATGCCGGCTGGCCTCATAGCGGGGGCGTTCGTCCTCCTCGCCGATATTGAGAAAGCCTGACGGGCCGGACACCATCACCTCGCGCACATCGGAAAAGGTCGGCGCCACCAGCGCGATGCGCCTGCGTCCCGCCTTCACCTGTGCGCGTATCCATTCGGCCCCGGCGCGGGTCTTGCCCGCCCCCCGGCCGCCCAGAAACAGCCAGATGCGCCAGTCACCCGGTGGCGGTTTCTGCGCATCGCGCGCCCAGAACGCCCAGCTATTAGCGACGCGCCTGATCTCCTCCGGCGTCTGATTGTGCACCCATGCCCTTCGCTCTGAGATGCTCTGCAAGGCGATCGAGTCGGCGATCAACTTCGGCGTAATAGTCTCGTTTCTCACCTTGGGGCGCCTCCGCCTGTGCGGCGGGCGTAGCGCCCGTCTTCTGTTCGGTCATGGTCTCGCTCCATTGTTTCAGATCGCGTCCCGCGCGGATCAGCGCCGCAATGGTCCGGGCCTGTTTTTCCGCCTGCGCGGCATCGCCCTCATCGAGCCGCGCCATGGCCCGTTCCAGGCGCCGGTTCAGCTCGGCGATCAGGCGCACCGGCGCCGGGGCCGGAAAGTTTTCATCGATCCAGCCGCATCGCAGTATGATTGTGCTGGCTTTCAGCCCATAGGCCTCCGCCAATGCGTCAGCGCTTTCACCGGCCCGCCAGCCTTCATGAATGGCGATCCAGTCAAAGCGTCGCCCGCCCGTCCGTTTCGGCGCCGGGTCAGGCGTCTTCGGGTTCAT